CCAGTAGTAGTCAATGGTTGGCTACCAAGATCAACTGGGCCAGCTTGAAGAACGCTATTGAGCGTAGCGAACTCAACTTTACCAGTAGAGTCTTTTCCAAGAATTGTGCTGTTAGCTCCGTTCGTCCAAGTCAGATTGCCAGCACCATCAGTCTTCAAGACTTGTTGGGCAACTGGACTCTGAATCGTCTTCTGGCAAGCAGCAGAGTCTTCTACTACCAATCGTTTTCCATTAGCAGTTGTTTCGAGTGGTTCACACAATAACGGAAAGTTCGTGTCGCATGGCGGGCATGGTGTGCAGTAGCTCATAGTTTAAATATCTTTTGTATCAACTTTGCTGAAATACTCAATAGCTTCTTTCGGTGCGTTTGCAAACCAAGAGATGTAGTCTCCGCAGTCAATTCCGATTGCTGTGTTGTTCCAGTAGATTAGGTTTTCCATTTTATTTTAAAATTTACCAATTATCAAGAACTCTTTTTACTGCTCCGGGTTTTGTTCCTCCATCTGTAACAAGTTTACCATATACAGTATTGAAGGAGATATCATAATAATCTGACACTACAGAAGCATTTAATACAATCGCTATTGTTGCAGATGCGTTTGTAAGAGTTATTGCATTTGATTTTATAGCTGCATATTGAACATCAGAACTCAACCATATTCCAGTTACATTTGCTCCTGTATTTATTTGATTATTTGTTACATCAATGTTTTGTAATCCGTTTTCCAGTCTAATTGCATCAGCTTGATTTTGATAAATATTATTATTAGAAATAGTTAAATCTGTTCCAACTCCTTGCCCTTGTGATCGTATTCCATAGTTTGTTGAATTTATTACATTTCCTATAAAATTACTATTTGTTGAATCAAGAATATCAATTGCCGAAAAATACAGATTTGCTCCTCCATCAATTTTATTACCACTACATACTACATTAGATGAAATATAGATACCAATTCCAATTCTTGTCCCAGTTGATGAATATGGAAGATACAACGCATTATTAGAAACAACCATGCTACCACACTGCACTAACATTATGTCAACTGTTGAAGTATTTGGAGTTCCGTTGTGATTTGGTGATCCAGTTCTGTAAACAACATTGTTTGAAATCACTCCATTTGGGTTCCACACATTTGTTCTTCCGTCATATCTAATTGCGTGTGATCTGCAATTGAAAAATGAATTGTTTGTAACTGAAAAATTTTCTGGGCCTTCTCTTCCAGCAGTACTAAACCATCCAAGATTTACACCCAAATCGCAACTGTCCATTGTATTGCTATCAATTTGTAATGTATTATTATATGATGTATCGGTAATAAATCCTTCTGGGCCACATCCAACTCCAAGGCTACATTTATAAATGTAATTATCAGATATAACTCCCCTTGCTCCATTATTAAATGCAACTCCACCATCACCTCCATTACGGATTTGATTATTAGTAACAATATTTATTCCACCATTGAAATTTAAAACATCTCCACCACATTGATCTACAAAATTGTTAGAAACAACACAATCAACATTATTAAATCCAATAGCATGATAATCGTCTGATGTTAATGGTATGTTAATAAATCTATTATTTAAAATTTTAACATTAGTAAAGTATCCTGTTCCGACTCTTACATATATTGCACATGATCTTAAACCAAAATCAATTGGATTTAAAACAACATCACTTAATCCAACGCAGTCAAAAATAAAATTTTGAATTGTGATGTTTTCAAGTCCAACAAGTCTGAAAATGAAATTCTGACCAGTTTTACCTTTTAATGTTGTTCCGTTGCCTTCGATGATAATATTACTTCCAACAGTTATTGTTTCAGTAATATAAATTCCATCAGAGAAATATAATGTTCCTCCAATTGGATTGGCTGATACTGCATTTACAGCAGCTTGAATCGCAGCAGTATCGTCCGTAACCCCATCTCCGACTGCTCCGAAGTCTTTGACATTGATCACATCTGCGAAACGAGCAGTCAATGTCCTTGCCGTAGTCGATCCAGCAGTAATAGCCGTAGCACTTGATGCGTTGCCAAGGATTGTAGAAAATGTTTTGGTTCCAGTAACTGTTTGTGTTGTGTCTATAGTTACAATGTTAGGAGTAATTACACTTTGACTTGCTTTAGTTACTGGCATATTATTATTTTCTGATTGTTAGATTATTTATTTTCAAGTATATCAACTTTAGCAGATAGTTCTTGAATTGCCTTGATAAGAGGAGCGATAAGCTCAACATAACCAATAGATACAACGTCATCCCCACCTTTTACAGAATGATCTTGGAAGCCACCAAAATCAATTCCTTTAGAATCGAGAACTGCTTTCACTTCTTGAGCAATCAAACCATGATGAAAACGATTGCGCTTCTTGGAACCATTGTGAGTGATGTTAGCAAGTTTTACATCTTCAAGCCATTTATCTTGAGCAATTTTATATGCCGCTTTCTCTTCGTTAGTAGCTTCTTGAGATGGTGCAACTGGTGCTTCTGGACGATAATCTTCACGCATATCCCACTTGAAATCAACTGGACGAAGCGCGTTAACAAACCCAAGACCAAGAGCAGTATCACGGACATCAGCTTTATCACGTATATCAGAACGATTTTGAACTGCTCCGTATGCGTAAGTTGTAGTTCCGCTATCACCAAGTTGAACTTGGTTTGATCCAGTTACTTGAGCATTGTTTCCAATTCCAGTTGAATTGCCTATTGTCGCTCCAGAAGAAAAAAGTGCTGCGCTTCCTATTCCAGTATTTAAAGACCCTGTTGTTTGAGTTTGCAAGGCTCTTTCTCCGAATGCTGTGTTTTGTGTTCCAGTCGTGTTATTTTCAAGTGCAAACCATCCAGTGGATGTGTTATTGCTTCCGGTTGTGTTGAGTCGGAGTGCTGCCACACCAGCGGCTGTATTGTTGCTTCCACCTATATTTTCACGAAGTGCGATTACACCAATTGCTGTGTTGTGCTGTCCAATTGTATTATTTTGAAGGCAAGCATTTCCAACGGAAGTATTATAAAATCCAGTTGTGTTATTAAGCATATTTAGCCTTCCAACACTTGTGTTTGAAGTTTCATTCCCAGCACCTTTCCCAACACGAACTTCGTTGATAATCGTGTCTTGATCGAGGTTGACTACATTTGTTGTTGCTTTTGTAAGTGCCATAATATTATGTTTTCTGTTTTGGTTTGTTTGTTAAATTATTTTGCAATCCATCCAGTGTTTCCAGAACCAGATTCTTTTACATACAATGTAGAGAGTGATCCTCCAGTCAAATTAGTATAAACACTGCCAGTTGGTGCTGTAACAACTCCATTTGGAGAACCAAATCCAGTAATCCAATTTGCAAGTCCAACAGTCAATGATGTAATTACAATAACCGATCCATTGGGGACAGTTGAAATAGTCAATGTATATGGACTCCCAGCAGTAATTGTGTAATTTGCGCTATCTTGAGTGATTCCATCAACTGCTACCAAATATGCTGTTCCTAATGTTGTAGATGCTCCAGCAATGTTGAAAACTGTTTGTGATCCATTACCAGTATAAGCCCAACGCAATCCACCTGATGGGAACGATGGCCCGACTGGCCCAGTTGCTCCTGTAGCACCACCGGGAGTTCCTTGTTGTCCTGTAGCCCCTTGGATGCCATTAAGTGAAACAATGACGATTCCAACTCCAGCAGCGGGCGCAGTGCTTAGAGTTATTGAATATGGAGAACCAGCAGCAATTGTGTAATTGTTTGGGTCTTGTGTAACTCCATCGTATGTTACAAGATATGCTGTGTTTAAGGTAGAGAAAGCTCCGGGCAGCGCATACAGTGTATTTGATCCATCACTTGTAAATGCCCATCGAATCCCGCCAGCAGGAGATGGTAGTCCTGTTGCACCAGTGGGGCCACCACTTGGGCCGATTGGGCCGATTGGGCCGATTGGGCCGGTAGCTCCAGTTATGCCTTTAATTGATACAATGACAATTTCTGATCCAGCAGGAACTGGAACTGACATATTAAGTGTGTATGGATCACCATATGTGATTGTATAGTTGTCTGGGTCTTGAAGCACTCCATCAATACCCACAATATAAGAAGGAGCAAAAATTGTTCCTGCTCCCGGCAAGTTAAACGCTTGCTGAACTCCATCACCAATATATCCCCACCTTGCATGACCGCCATCTTCAAGTTGAGCAACATTAGCGGCTTCTACCGCGATACGAGCATAGTAAGCTGCACGATCAGCAATCGCATTCATTGCCGCCTCACTTGGGCCGCATGGATTGCATTTAGAACTTCTGGAATTTCCGCAACTCATAGTTTTATCGTTAACGATAGTTTAGGTTAAGTCAAATGTTTTATTGGGTTTTTTGAAAATGCATGGCGTCCCGAAAAATCACCGCCCCAAGGTTGATCCATCCATGCTGCGCGAAGACCTCGATCACCTGTAGGGGCATCCGCGATCTGGTAGGCCAGACTGTGTGTAGACCATTGTGATTAGCATCTAGGTCGATTGCTGCTGCCCATGCGTGTTTGCTTGGCTCTGAGCCTCCGCGCTGGGGGCGATTCACATAGCTTCCAAAGAACTTGTCGATACCTGCCGCGCTCCTTGAGTCTGGTGTCGGATAGATGTCTAGCAAGTCCTCAAAGATTTCCATGAGGCTTTCGGCGCACTTGGCGTGGATTGGAATCCCGCTGATCGTCTCTGGCCCGTCATACAGATACATCTTGTATGGAGGCTTGATTCGGACGATAGGAACTTTCCCCGGCTCACCGAAGAACTCCGTGCAGGCTTTCGTGCTAGGCTTTGGTGAGATAGGAGGATTTGGAGACATAACAGCAAGGTGCTTCTTTAAAGCAGCCATACTCTTCGGCCCCCACCACCCGTCTGGCGTAACGCCAATACGGGCTTGCATACTCTCTATCTCAGCCCTAGTCACTTGCCTTTACGGAGGACATTGATGACGCCGACCAATCCCAAGCCAGCGGCGAGGATTTGGTTCTGAAGCTCTGGATCAAGTTTAACTCCAAGAGCAGTCGCTACTAAGATGATACCACGCCATGTCGAATTCTCGGACAGGCGTTGCAATACGATGTTTACGATTTTCATTTGTCTTTTATGGTTTTAGAGAATTGCTCAAATGCAAATATTACACTTGGGTCTTCTTTCTCTGTTTCTGTTTTGTTTTCTGGTTTGATGCGCGGAATATACGACACCGCCAATTTAAGTTGGACTGAACCAAGTTTTCCTTGATCCTTTCCAATCGGCGGTATCGGTATATTTACGCAGGAGGAAAGTAGTATCGCCGATATTATCGTTAACGATAGTTTCATTTGTCTTGTTTGCGTTTCATCTTGGAAAGCATCATAAATATCGAAACCCATGCGGCGATGATCGCACTAGCAGAAGCCAAGATTCGGAACCATATATCTAACTCAGGTAACATAGAAATCATTACTGCAAATACACTATAGATCGTTCCAACATATCCAGTTCCATGTGCTAGTCCGTTATCAGAGTTCATAAATCTTGTGGTTGTTCTGGATATTTAAGGTCTAAATTTTTAATTTGATCTTCACACTCTTGTTCCGTTCCAACAAATAATGTGTTTTGAGTTGCAATTGATTGATCTGTTTGCTCGTAAAACACAATTAGTTTGTCGGAATATACCAATTTCCAATTCCCTGTAGAATCATCGTATGACCATCCATTTTCGTTAGGCGGAATTATCATGGGGCAGTTACCGATAAGGTTGAAGTTGATGAGGTATATATTGCTGTTGTTCCAACTGGGACACCCACCAAAGTTACTGATGCGTATGAATTAGTTGTTGTTCCTTGAAAGAAGCGGA